AGCCCGATGCCTCGCTCCCGTACTATCACCCATCGTGGAAAACCGGCTCGGATAGTGGGTCGTTCGGTCGTGTCGTGTCCAAGTCGGTCCTGAAACATGGGGATCGACACCTGGACCGCTCGACAAAGCCCAAGTCGTGATCATCTTGGATGCGTGAACAACTCTCCCGACGTTCTTGCGGCTGTGGACTCGTACTTTCGCCAGGTACCCGACAACGCCCTTCGTGAACGGACCTTGCTTCTGACGCGGACTGGCTCACAAGCGTACGGACTCGACACGCCCGAAAGTGACACCGATCTCTGTGGGGTCGCGCTCCCAACCATGGCGTCGATCGTGGGACTGGAGCGTAGTTTCGAGCAACACGCGGTCCACAAGACACCCGATGCCACCGTGTTCGAACTGCGCAAGTTCCTCAACAATGCCCTCATAGTCAACCCGGCATTCGTGGACCCGCTCTTCTGCGATGACGAAGACGTGGTGATCGTCAAGCCGTTCGGGGAGCAACTGCGGGCGATGCGGCGGATGTTCCTGTCACAAGCAACTTCCAACGCCTGGCTTGGGTACGCGCAGCACACTCGTAAGCGCCTCGTTGGAAGTGACGGCAAGCCCAACTTCAAGGCCGGCATGCACGCGATTCGGGCCAGTCGTGTGCTCGCTCGGCTGCATCGTGACGGGGTGGTGGAAGTGCGGCGCGAGAAGGACCGGGACGAGTTGATGGCCATTCGTCGTGGGGAGATGTCTGTGGCGGGTGTGTTGAGTCTGGCGCTCCACGAAGAGACACTCGCGAAGGATGCCGAGAAGCGGTCCTTTCTTCCGAAGGAACCGTCGCGCGCGAAGATCCACGACTGGTGCATGGACGTGCTGGCCGGCGAGGTCGTGGGGTGGAATGCCGCGAAGATGTTCGAAGCCGCCAAGAGGATCCGCGCGAAGTGGTCTACCCTGGAGCAATCGGCATGATCGATCGCCAGTGGGAACAGTGGACCGTCCGTGAAGTGCTCCGCGTCGAGATGTGGGCGAACAACTACGATCCGAACTGCCAAGGATGCCGAACCGAGTACGACACCGAACGTGAGTACATGTCGACCCATACTTGCGTTGATCCAGATAGGCGCCGTCCCTTCGTGCCTCAGCCGTTCGATCCGCACTACACGGTGGTTCATGGCACTCACCTGCTGACACTGCCTCAACTGCCGCCTCACGAATGGGAAGTGGAGCACGAGGCCAAGCGCACACGTCACATGCTCGCGATGTTCGGCGTCAAGGCGAGTCCCTCCGAGGTGCGGTCGATCACTCGTTCGCTCGTTAACGTCACTCCGAAGAAGCCACGCCGCAGCAAGAAAGAAGTCTCCCGATGAACCGACACGATCGTCTCGCTCAAGCCTCGCAGGATCGAAAGAAGTCCCGCGCAACCCTCAAGTTCCAGGCGCAGAAAGCCGCCAAGGAAGCGGAGGCTACATCTGCGGCTGGAATGCGCTATGCGGCGGATACCAATCGGGAAATGTTCAACATTACCAACGAAAATCTTCGTCCGTACCGTGAACAAGGCCAAGTTTCATTAAAAGACTTAGTCGCAAGAATGCCAGAGTTAACCAGAAGTTACACGGCAGAAGACTTTAACCAGGGAATCGATCCTGGTTATCAATTCCGTTTAGCCCAGGGCCAAAAAGCTTTAGAAAATCAATATAACCGCGGTGGTGGCCTTGTCAGCGGAAACGTCATGCAAGGAATGCAAGACTACACCCAGGGCCAAGCTTCCCAGGAATTTGGCGCAGCTTTTGGGCGTAACACAACCAATCAAACCAACATTTTTAACAGGCTGAAGGGCATTGCCGACATGGGTTTAAGCGCCACGGGAACAACGGCTAATGCTGCCACAAGCGCGGGGCAAACCATTGGATCGGCGCAAATAGGCGCTGCCAACGCTGAAGCTGCTGGTATTACTGGACAGGCAAAGGCTTACGGCAACACCTTACAGGGAATGGCTAACTACGGAACACTTCCGATGTATATGAATGGCGGTGGCGGACAGCAATCACCTTATAGCGCCTTTTATGTTGGCGGCGGTGGTGGTGGTGGCGGTGGTGCTGCTATGCCTATTACTGGCGCAGCCCGTCCAGCTTACCTAGATGGCGCACAAGGCATTCAGTTAAAGCTATAAGGAATCGACATGGCAACATACGTTAGCAATCCCCCGCAAATGTACGAAGGTCCGCAAGTAGTTCCTATTTCGGAAATGATTAATACTGCCCGTGCGGGACAAGCACTTCGCGCAAGCGAACAGACTTATCAACAAGCTGAAAGAACAAATCCTTTGGCTGTTTCTTTATCGCAAGAACAATTAAAACAAAGCCAAATTAAAAGCGAAGTAGATCAGTTTGGATTTCAACAAAAGAAATTTAGACAAATTGCGGATAGCCAAATTTCGATGATTAACAATCCAATGATTGTTGCCGCAGAGGAAAACCCTAGTTCGGTAAATAAAGATCAATTAAAACAATTAATTTACCAAAACGGTATTGATGTGGGAAACGCACACGGCATTCCAAAAGAACAATCCATATCACTTATGCAGCCATATATACGAATGGCGGATGAAAATCCTGGTGGTGTTCGTAACTTTTTTAAACAACGCCTTATCCAAGGTGCGGATGATGCAACAAAAATTGGCGCAATGCAACCGCCTGGTGTGCCAATAACAAACAATGCTGTTACTTATCAAATTCAAGGCGGCGAATTTGGACCGCAGCCACGCGGGACAGTTCTTGCGGGAACGGTGTCTGCTCAGCAATTAGCCCCAGGCCAGCAAATGAAGGCAACTGGCGAAGTTGATATAAACAACAACCCAATTTACGATGTAATGGACAAATTTGGTCGAGTTATTGGTCAAACTACCGTTCCGTCCAATGTCCCAGCCAATATGCTGCCAGGACCGCCAGAATTACCGCCAGGCGTACCGCAGCCAGGCCCAGCGCAACCTGGGGGCGTTACACAAATGCGCCAGCAATTGCAGCCAGCTGCGCCAGCTACGCAGTCAATGGCAATTGCGCGTATCCCCGCGGGCGAATCTCTTGAAACTGGTAAAGCATATCAAGCGCAAGCAATTGAAAGTAGGGGGGCTGTTCAACCAGCAAAGGTCGGTTTGCAAAATATTGATACAGTTTTAAGGTATTTACCTTTGGCTGCAACGGGTAGATTATCCGAAGCTACTTCTGGTCTGCAATCCGTATTGGGTAACGTTGTTGGATCAAAGCCCGAAGAAATAGCGGCTGCAGCGAGAAACACTATTACTAAAACCATAAACGATTTAGCAATCCAAAAGAACCTTGCGCTTGGTGGCAAGTTTGCTTCTAGCCTGGAAGCCGCCCAATCATCATTGGCAAGCGCCGAAATGAACCCAACCGCTATTGCCAAATCAATGGAACAGCTGCGCCCATTGTTGCAAAACATTACTAATTATTCAACTGGCTTAGACAAAGCAATAGAAAAAAGTCCATTTAAACAATACGTTAAACCAGAATTTGACGCGGCATTTAATCAAGCTTTTGACATGAAGGCGCTATCTTTTAAAAGCGCTTTTGAACAAGGCAAAGATTTAAAGAAGTATGCTAAAGAAAATAACATTAGCTTGGTTGAACAAGAACAGTTATTGAACAAAATTCAAGCTTATGATTATTTATCAAACGGAGATTTGGCGGCGTACAAAGCATTTATGGCTAGCCAAAACAGGAGACGTTAATGGATGTAGTAAACGATATGCGGAAGGCGCTGGGAATGCCAGCGGCTACCACTACACCATCTAGCGGTCTAAACACCGACCTAGCCGATCGCCTGGAAGAAGCAAAAGCGGAATATCGCCGTGTGTATGGCAAAGATATGCCAATCACAAGCACGGTTAGAACCCGTGCCGAACAAGAAGCGTTGTTTAACGCCCGCGGCACTAACCCCAACCTTGTAGCCCCTCCAGGCAAAAGCCAACATGAATTTGGCAATGCGGTGGATATAGCTGCAAATGTGCCTGATACTTTTTTAAATAGATTTGGCCTACATCGCCCACACGGAGCAAAAGACCCCGTTCATGTAGAGCTAATGAAAGTATCGCAGCCAAGCTCGACCGTAGCTGATATGCGGCAATCATTGGGGATTCCCCAGGTCGGTAATGTGCCAGCGCCAGCTGCAGAAGCTCCAACCGTGGAAGGTATGCGCGACCAAATGCAAGCGCCAGCTCCAAGGGAAGAAATTAATTTCCAAAATCTTCAAACAGGCCAGCCAGCTTCTGGTTCGCGTCAGCTTGGGGAATTTGTTAATGTGGCTACGGGAACAGTTAAAAAATCGGTTGGCGCGGTCCAGCAATTGGTTAGTAAATATTTCCCTTTTCTTTCCGATGAACAGAGGGATTCTATTGCGGCAAATGCCACGCAAAACATAAAACTAGCGGAATCAATCATTAAACCAATTGAAGAAACGTCACCAAAAACCGCGCTGGCTGGTGAGGTAGTGGGCTTTTTGGCTAACCCAATTAACAAATTAATTCCCGCTGGAAAAGCTGCTGAATCATTAATTGGTGCAGCTGCCAAGTCAGGATTCCAGGGCGCGGCTGGAAACATTTTGACAAGCCCCGCCGTTGATGAAACCAAATCATTTTTGACTGAAAAGATTAACCAGGGCTTAATTGGATTTGTTGGCGGCGGTGTGGCTGGCGTTACTTTTCACGCCTTGGGCAATGCTTTGGCAAAAGGAATTGATGTTGCCAAAGCCAAATATGGCAATGCAATTCACCCTTCACAGCTTAACGAAGCAGCCGACAACGTTATTTTGCAAGCTGGCATTGAACGCAGTAAAGTACCGCCTGAATTTTTTCAGGGTTTAAAAGATCAAGCCAAAAATGCTTTGCAAACTGGCGACATTAAGGGTTTTCAGCAGTTCGCGCAAAACTATTCCCAGGCCAACGGCCTACCAGTTCCCGTTCCAATGCTGCGCGGTCAATTGACCCGTGACCCCATGCAATATGCGGTAGAACAAAACCTTCGCGGAATCCAAGGAACTGGCGAACCCATCCAAGCGTTGCTGCAAAAACAAAATTCTGCGTTAATTCAAAACCTGGATGCCTTTGGCGCAAAAATAGGCGATGACGTAACAACCAGCGGTCACACCCTTAAAAATGCTTTGCGTAAAGCAGACCAGGCAGAAGCACAGGCCGTAAGGGATTCTTACACCGCCTACAGAAACAGCACGGGCAAAAACATTGATGTGCCACTACAGGGCCTAGCGCAAGATTACGCCAGGGTTTTAAAAGATTTTGGCGCGGATCAAATTCCCCAAGGCGTTAGAAACAATTTAAATCAATTGGGATTATTAAAAGGCGGGCAATTAAAAGTTACCACTATTGATGACGCTGAAAATTTAATCAAAATTATTAATAGAAACTACGATCCCGCTAAACAGCCAAAAGGCACAATTAACGCCCTGGATGATTTAAGAAATTCCCTTAATAATTCAATCCGTGAAGCTGGCGCTAATTTACCTGGTGAAGCTGGGGCGGCTGCCCGCGCTGCCAGGGAAGCAGCTTCGCAACGGTTCAAAACCATTGAAAGCATTCCAGCTTTGCGCGATATTATGAAAGGCAAAGAACCCGACAAGTTTGTGCAAAACCACATCCTAAACGGCAATGTTGATGAAATTGCACGAATGACTAAGTATTTGGAAGCCAACAATCCCGAAGCGCTTAACCAAGTTAGAAATGACGTAATGCGTTTTATTAAGCAGCGCGTGGTTGGAAATGTAAGCGATGAAAACGCACGATTTAGCCAAGCGCAATTAAAAGCTTTTTTATCGGACGCATCGGAGCAACGGTTAAAAAGATTTTTGTCAGACGAACAAATAACGGGTTTAAAACAATTAAACAAGGTTGCAGAAAATGCCTTGGTTGAACCCGTGTCTGCCGCGGTCAACAAAGCTAACACCGCATCGGCTGCAGCTAATTTAGTCCAAGGCACGGTAAAATCTGGCTTGGTAAACGATTTGCTAACCAATGTGGCGGCAATTAAATTTCCTGGTGTTACTTGGGGTGCTAAAGCGCTGCAAGACATTAACCAGAAATCCCGCGCCAGCGATCTAATTCAGCAAGCGGTTAATCCAGCTACAGCTCCAGCTACAACACCAATTCGTAATTTAATTGAACGACCTGGATTAATTGGTGCTGCAGCTGCAGACCAAACTATCCGCCAAAGAAATCTTGAATACGAACGTCAAAACCAATAAGGATTAAACATGGCAGTCAATCTTTCGCCAGTAGGCAACGGTCAACAATTCTTTAATAACAACGGCGTTCCGCTAAGTGGTGGCTTGTTGTATACCTACCAGGCTGGTTCTAGCACCCCTTTGGCGACTTACACCGACATAAATGGCATAACTGCTAACGCTAACCCTATCGTTTTAAACTCTAGCGGTCGCCTGGATAATGAAGTTTGGTTGACCTACGGATTTAACTACAAGTTTGTTTTACAGACTTCCGCAGCTGTAACCCTGGGCACTTACGATAACCTTTATGGAATTATTGGTGTAACTGTTACAAGCACGGGAACAACTATTCCCGCGGGAATGATTTCTATTTGGTACGGATCAATTGGTAGTGTGCCAACGGGCTGGTATTTATGCGATGGATCAAACGGAACACCTGATTTGCGCGACAAATTTGTAGTCGGCGCTGGATCAACTTATGCGGTGGCTGCAACTGGCGGATCGACCGATGCGGTGGTGGTAACACACAACCACACAGCGACTTCGACTTCGACTTCAACCGTCACCGATCCAACCCACAATCACGGTTCTACGATTGGCAGCGGATTTATTTCCAACGGCGGCAGCGAACAATTAGCTGGCGGCAATAACTTGAACTTTGGTCGCCCATCCACAACCGCATCCGCGTCTACTGGCATTACCGTGGCGACTGCTACAACAACCACAATTGCAAACGCTGGTGTAAGCGGCACAAACGCTAATCTGCCGCCTTACTATGCCCTGGCCTACGTTATGAAATCCTAGATGAAAATGATTAGCGAAACAGAGGCTAAATTGTTAACACACGAACAATTGTGCGCCGAACGATATAAAAACATAGAACAAGCTTTGTCCGTGGGCGAAAAGCGCATGACAAAAATTGAATATCTTCTTTATGCCGTAATGCTCTGCGTTTTATTAGGACCAGGCGTGGCTGCTACGCTCATTCAGAAGTTTTTTGGCCTATAGGATGTGTTCGATCCGCTAACCATTGGGGCGGCGTTTAAGGCCATGCAGCTGGCCTATGACGGAATCATGTATTGTTGCGATGCATTAAACCAGGGTAAAGTAGCCGTTCAAAAGGTGAAAAAGGCCACGGATGACATTAAGACAATTACCAACGAAGCCAGGGGTATTTGGGGATTCTTCAAGGGACTATTTAGCCCAGCCGAGCCACAACCAGAAGCTAAGCCTTTGGTCAAAAAGAAGGAAACCTACACAACCCACATCCCCAACGAAGCAGAAATCGTCCAGCAATTTATTGGGCACTTAGGGGCATTTTTCCGTCATCACAAAGAACTAACCGAATATGTGGAGATTAAATACGAACAAGTTTTCCGCAGCATTGATCCTGATCCAGAAGACATATTAGAGCTAAGCGTATACAAAAACGAGCTGGACCAGGCGTATGTCAGACTGTCGGGCATGATGCGCGGGGCTAGTGTGCCTTACCAGCTAGGACCGCTTTGGGAGAACTACAACAACATATATTCCAAGGTCCAGGCAGAACAGCAGAAGCGGAAGGAACAAATTAGAATCCGAAGGCAAAAAGAAGCTTATCAACGCGAAAGGTTTAGGCAAGAAAAAGTGGAATTAGTCATTGGCGTGTCCGTGGTGCTAATCATTGTTTCTTGGCTTTATGCCCTATGGATAAATTCATTTACAGAGGGGTTTTAATCCTGGTTTGCATAATGCTAACCATCGTGCTAATCATTTCGCCCGTGTTGATAATGATGTGGATCAAAATCCAAAAAGCAGAAATCAGGATCGAGAAAAAAGAAAAACAGATCAACCGACAACTAAGACTACTCGAAAGGCAAAGCAATGAATGACTTATTCAATATTCTCAAGAGTTTCGCACCCACGCTGGCAACTGCTGTGGCTGGTCCTTTGGGTGGTGCTGCTGTTACCGCCTTGGCTTCTAGGCTTGGCGTTTCTGATTCCGTGGATGCTGTCGCAAAAGCTATTGCGGGTGATCCAGCTGCAGCTCAAAAAATTGCAGAGCTAGAGCTGGAAATGACAAAGGTTGCGGCGGATGTAATTAAAAATGAAAATAACAATATTACAGAGCGCTGGAATGCAGACATGGCTAGCGACTCCTGGTTGTCTAAAAACATTCGCCCTATGAGCCTTATTGCTATTTTTGTGGGCTATTTCCTTTTTGCCATGATGTCGGCCTTTGGTTACAACGCAAGCGAAAGCTATGTAATTTTGCTGGGCAATTGGGGACAATTAATTATGGGGGCTTATTTTGCTGGTCGAACCGTAGAGAAATTAGCGGAAATGAGGAAAAAATGAACCTATCCGAACACTTCACCCTGGAAGAAGCTACTTATAGCGAAACCGCTATCCGTATGCACATTGATAACCAGCCCGATGAACGTCAACTGGCAAACATGAAATCGGCAGCTGAACAATTGGAGGCGGTCCGAAATGTCACAGGCGCTCTTCGTGTTAATTCTTGGCTACGCTTGCCTAATGTCAACGTGGCTGTTGGCGGTTCTAAGGTATCCAGCCACATGGATGGTTGGGCTATTGACTGCTCTTCTTCTGCTCACACTCCTTACGAAGTATGTCAGCTTGTTATAAAAAATGGCATCAAATTTGACCAGCTCATACATGAATACGGTCGGTGGATGCACATATCGTTTGCGCCTGAAATGCGCCAGCAATCGTTAACTATCTATAAGCCAGAAGGCAAATACAAGATTGGCATTTTGACAGAAGCCGAATACAAAAATAATTAATCCTTTTCCACGCTAAACCAGAGTACGGCGATTATTACGCCGACTCCGATACAAGCGCCAACCAGCAGCAGCACAATAATGGTTAGTATGCTTTCCATCATGTGTTTTTCTCCTTAATATTCCAACCAACCAGTAATGATGTACTTATCGTTTGATATAGGTGGGTTACCACGATGAGTATGTGTATATGTTGCGGGCCACAAAACAAAAGTTCCTGTTTCTGGTTTTAATCTTTTATGTTCATACAAAAATTCTGTTTCGCCACCTTCATCTATATCGTTTAAATAAAACATAAAAGCCATAAGCCGATTAGCAGTTTTCCTAGTATCGTTTTCAAAATGCCATAAATGATACCCACCACCAATATTTGTTTTTTGCAATCTTAATCCGCAACTAATATGCTTTTGATTCATTAGTACAGAATAAAAATTTATGTATTCGTTGTAGCATTTATCTATGGCTAAATTTATTGGAACAATCATTTCTTGTGGTGTATGTAATAAATTCCAATCGTGATACATAAAAATTGTTTCATCATTTTTAAGATGTGTTGGCCCATCTTGCATTTGTTGCCTAGACAACGGCTTATTAAAAGTTTTAGTCAATTCAAAATAATCTATACAAGTTTTACAAACTTCTTTTGATAAAGCGTTCTTAAATATGCCAATATAATTTTCAATAATCATGGTTTTTTTCTAATTTAGCTAACCGATCGCCCAGCTCACGGATTAGCGCCCTGGCAAACGTTAATTCTTCCATTAAGTGCAAGTAATCGTGCGTGGATTTCTTATTCATGTCCCGCACATATTCTTGTTTAATGCGCGATTCCATTTCTATCCGATTAAATTCTTCATCTTCTGGTGTCATAACAAAGTCCTTTGCTTTGGTGCGATCTGCCATTCACGTTCCATGCGGTTAGATTTTGACTTAACCACGTTGCCCGTCAAGCAGATTTCGCCTTCCCTTTCCAGCTCATGCAGCCGCCTAGCAACTTGCATGGACTCCAGGCCAGTATGGTGGGCAATACCATCTTTGCCCAGGCTGCCGTGTTCTATAAGGCATTGCACGATCTTGGCTGCGTGGGCTTTGGCTAGGTCCTTTGCAGAACCAGCCGCGGCCCAGCTTGTCATCGGATCGCTATTTCTAACCCTTGGATGATCAAGCATTGCAGCTCCTAGAATTTAATATCTTCATATTCACCAGGTCTAGATTCGCCCTGGCGTTCTTCGAATGGTTTCTTTTCATAGCATTGAAACCAACCGTCATAGTCTTTTGAAATCGGCAACGAATCCATTTTGACCGTGAACTGAAATTTTGTTAAATCAATTCCATCTGGACATTCGACACGCAATGTTCCATGTGCTGCCCAAAAGGTTTTTTCTTCACCATTAGCGGTTTTGTAAGTGCGGGCGGGAAATTTTAAATCGTAGGTTTTTTTCATTTTGAATCAATAATTTTGTTTAATTGTTGGACCTGGGCATCAACTTCGGCTAGAAATTTCACAATTTCCGCTTCGATCTCTGCGATATATTTATCGTCACGGTCTACCCGTTTGACAAACAATTGCGCCTTAGATGGCATTCGGGGATCGAACACCACATACTGGCAATACTTACGGTCCGCACAGGCCATTTGGAACTGCATCTGCGTTATGTAACGCTGCGGGACTTTTTGAGTTAGTAGGGCTTCGATCATTCCCTTAGATTCTGGGCATTTGATTTCGATCATGCCTTCGCCATCGTCCAGAAGGCCATCAGGGGACGCGCCAGCCATGTCAATTAATGGATGGGGTATGAACCCCACTTCTTGAACCATCTGGCCCGTGGTGGCTTCAAAAAATCCGCGGGCGTAGGGTTCTTGGTCCACGCCCCATTGCATGGCAGAGCTTGTGAACCCTTCGGCCTTGGTCTTGGTGATACGTTCCAGCACCAGCTGCGCGATGTAGTTTTCGCGGGTGGCTGCATAACCAGTTTTGGTTTTAGCAATTACATCCGCCACGCGGGATGCGGTCACTTTGCCCAGGCGGGCAGCAAACCATTCTTCGGTACGTTGTTCAATTTCAGACATTTGCTTTTTCCTTTTTTGCACGATCTACACGGGATTTTTTGGCAGCCATAACTTTGGCTTGCCAGGCCTGGTCGCCGTTGCAAGCTTCAAACGCTGCCTGGTACGCTGCGGTTAACTCTTCGCTGTTACTGGTGGCATCGATTGCAGCCAGGTGGTCCGTCAAAACTTTTTCGTTTACTTTGGGTTTTCTGGATGCTGCGTTGCCATCATCATCGGCAAACGATACGTTTGTTTTTTCTAATTCTGGAGCTATGCCACAGGCTGCCATAAGGCTGTAACGGCGGGCATAGGTCAAAGCGCTAGCGTAGCCCTGGGGATCGTGTTTGACCGCGGGGAAGTGGACAATTCCAGTTTCTAACATTTCGCCAGATTCGTGGACAAACACGGTTTCGACCATTACGCCATCGGGGCAATCGTAATTCTTCTGCAGCAAGTAAATGCCGTTATCGTTTAATGCGTCTTTAACCGCATCAATACAAGCGTCTAGGGCTGCGTACTTAGAACGAAAATGCGGGTTTGTAGAGGTCTTTAAAGCTGGTTCAAATGCCCTTTGAGCTTTGACCAGGGCGGTGGCAATGTTTTTCATGTGTGTTTCCTTAGTATGGATATTTAGGACCGCAAGTAACTTCGACAATGGTTTCGACTGAATAGCCGCTAACCTTGCGTTTGGCGTAAATCGGGATGGCCCGCAAGCCAGACGTTTCGCATTGGCGCACCGCATCGATCACTTCATTGCGTCCCATCATTTGGATTTTGGGATCAACAATTAATTCCTGGTTGGGTGCGTTAAATTCAGACACAGGCGCTAACCTGGGTGAAGACGAACAACCAGCTGCAGCCAGCAAAAGTAAAAAGATAAATTTATTCATGTTAGTTTCCAGTTATAAAAAGGGCGAAGATCAGGCCAGCGACAAAGCCGCTTAACCACAAAATAACCAGGTCCGCCCTGGTCGGGCGTGTTGGCGTGTAAGGGCCTTGGATGGCGTTTTGGGTGTAGTTATCAAGCTTCATAAAATGACTCCAGTTTTTTGGTAGTAACGATCAAGGGCGGCGCTGAGTTTTTGTTCTTCAGCTTCTTCTTTGCAAGCTTTGGCGTATGCTGCTTCCAGGGTTTGAATTACAGAATCGCGCAGCAGTTCGTGTATTTCTCCGCCGTTGACATACACAAACCAAAGGCTGCCCGTGTATGCTTCGAAGTAGCATTCCAGGTCTTGACCAGGAACATCGTGGTGTTCGCAGATCATCTGGTCCAAGTCGGTGTGTTGCATGGGATAGGTCATGGTGATTTCCTTAAACACGTTCTGGTTGTGTGCCGACCAGCTGCCCATCCATGATCTGGAACAGAATAGCTTTGGCGATATTGAGGGTTTTACGAGCGCCTTCGGTGTCACCAAAAGCCATTTGTTCCTGGGCATCGGACATAAGTCCAGCAACGACCATGTTGCCGCCAGTAACTTTGTATGTAAAAGAATTTACAACGGAATTGATGTAGGCATCAATATTTGCTACACCGTACATTTGAATATCTGACATTTGAATTTCCTTTTAAAAGACCCTATGCAAAATTGCTGGGGCATGAATGCATTGTAAGCTAGCTTATCAATTATTTACTAGGTGTTTACCCTATTTTTAAATAATTAATCCTTTAAGTTTGCAATTTGTTTTGCGTAAACGATGGCCTGGGCCAACATATCGAACGTGTTTAAGGGGGTCAATATGAAAATTAAATTTGAAAGATTTTGGGCGTCAAATAACAAAGAAGTATTTGTCAAT